CATTGTACTTGTAAGTGTGGAGTTTGGTGCAGTCCAGAACACCAGTGCGCGCAGTAGTGGCACGGGCATAGGAGTCTGCTGCCTTACGGCACTCAAACTCTTTGACCAGATAGTTTACTTCTTTCTGTGCAGAACGTTTGAACTTAACAAACTCTTCATCAGCAACTTTGAAGATTGGATGCTCGGTGGTTTTAAGTTGATGATTGAACCACTTATCAATCTCAGTATGAACATCATTATTGTCCGCAATCACACGATTCAGATCAACTTGAGGAATCTCAACATATACGTTTTCATATCCATTAGTATCTACAAGATCTTGCAGATTCTCTTCAAGGGAATCAGCAGTTTGAACCTCAGGTTCGCCAACAACTTCAGGAACACCAGAAGAAGATTGTGGAGTAGATTCCTGCTGCTCAGAGTCACCAGAACCTTCAGCAGTTGTCTCCTGCTTCTCCTCCACCAGTTCATTGGCAGGTTGATTAGATTCTCCACCCATTTCAGGGGGAGGAGTAACGTCGGACACTTTCTCATCCTGCTTTTTCTTACAAAACTTATACAGTTCTTCAGCAGCAATAAGAACATCAGCAAAGGTTTCTGCAGATTGAATTAGATCGATGATCTCCTGTTCATCTTCAGTAAACTCAAGGTTTATAAAATTACCGATCTTAAAGTATAGATTTGCACGATCAGCAAGATTAAAATTAGCAACAGACTCATCAGATATAGAGAAAAAGTCTTCGTCATTTAACTCCTTGTATCCATTAAAGAATGTCTTAGCAAGTCCCATGTACTTGCGTTTCATCAGTTTCTCAATCCGTGCATCTTCGACAACATTCACGAATTGAGGAGGGACAGCAACCTTCTCCAACCAGTTCTCATCAGGAGTGAAGAGAGCATGACCAACCTCATGACCCACCAGAAGGTCATATACAGTATTGCTTGCTTTCTCCCACATCGGAAGAGTCAGAACACGAGTATGAACATTGAAGCAAGCAGTTTGCACTTGCTTGTGCTCCACAATCAAGTCCTCAGTGGCAAGCAGTTTAGCAAGTTGGGATTTGATTTCGTGTTTGACTGCCATAGGTTTGTCTCAGATGAACCTATAATACGACAAAACCTCCCGTTTCTGGGAGGTCATGTGCCGCTTCTTAAACTGACGTAATGCTTCACGTCTTGCTCGCATTGCTTGTGGTTTAAGTTTTCGTTTTTGCTCCTTCTTAGAGTGGTGTTGCCAGTTCGGGGTAGAGTTTGCCAATGTCCTGACGATAGAGTTGCTTAATATTATCTATTAGAGCAGGTGTCTTGTCAAGTTTATTTCCCTCATCCGAAGATTTTGGATATTCAATATTGTCATTAAAGTTCAATTTAACTCCAACAATGTCACTTAACCATTCAACAAAAGATTGATTTATTTTATTCTCAAATTTCCATATGCGAGTTTGATCTGTAAGAAAATCAACTTGTGGTCTATACCAATTCCATGCCTCATCAAAAGGAAGGTTTCGAATCATGGAAGCAAACATTATTGGATCCTCCATCACAGATTGTATATCATTTCCATATGCTCTCTTAAGATATACCGATCCAGAAATAAATCGATTGATAGGATTTCTCACAATAGAAAAGTGAGGAATGTCAGAAACGTTCAAATATTTTTGATAGTGTTCTCGATGATAGTGTGCTATCTCAAATCCATTTACTACAGACATTACACCAAGACCAGTATCAAGGTACTTTTCTTCCCACTCAAAACCATTCTCCAAAAGATTTGCTTCTACAAATCTTCCTGCCGTTCTGGGAATGTGTGCAAAGAAAACTCTTTTACCACTGTCTCTATGAACAAAAGTTGGCATCAAACCATCCTACTGAATCCTTTCACTTTCTCAAATCGAATCACATCTGCAAATTTATCATGCAGAGATTCTTTGTGAGAAATGACAAAGATGTTTGCGTCTTTGACAACATATCGGATGATTTTTAGAAACTCTTCTGTTCCAAAACCATCAAGAGAACTATCAAACACCTCATCCATGATGAGTAGATTAGTATTGACAGAATTCTTCATTCTGGCAACTTCACGCCAAGTGAAGAGGAGTGCCAGATCGATTCTCATCTTTTCTCCCTCACTGAAAGAGGAATAAGAAAAGTTTTCATGAATGGGGGACTGGACGGTTTCGTTAAACTCTTCATCAAGAGTAAAGTTGATATAGAAGTCCATCAGTTGTAAATACCGATTGACTTGTTGATTGATCAGAGGAAGATACTTCTTGATAATTTTAGTTTTCACTCCACCGTCTTTAAGCAAACTATACGAAAAATCGTAGTAGTTGATGGTGTCCTTGTTTTGTGCGAGTTCGTCGTATGTAGTTTTTAAATTTTCTTTAAAGGTTGCTAACTTGTCATGCTCAGTATTTCTATTTGCAAGTTGCTCGGTAATTCTTTGAATTTCCGATTCCAAATCCCTGACCTGTCTTTGACATCCAGAGATCTTAGTATTGTTTTTAGAAATGCCATGCGTTAAAGAAGTAATCTCCTTTGATAAATTTGTAAATTGACGCTCTCGTTCTTCTTCCTCTTTAATTGCCTCCTCCAGTTCTTTATAACCAGATTGCAACTCCTTTGCTTTAATTTGAGCGTCACTAATCCTATTTATTCTGAAGGACTCCTCAATAGACTGATCACAGGTAGGGCAGACCGTATTCTCTGTGAAAAACTTGTGCTCTTTTGTAATAGTAGATACTTTATTAGAAATCTTTCCTTTTAAGTTGCCAAGTTTACGAAGTTTTTCTGTGGCACCAGTATACTTTTCAAGAGTTTCTTGCAACCCAGAAAGTTCTTGATTCATATCTTGACAAGTATTCATCAAGTCATTTTCTTCATTAAGAAGATCTTTAATCTTCTCTTCTTTATCTTTAATATTATCTTTTCCACGTTGCTCCAACTCATCAATAAAGTTTTCTTGCATCGAAACCTTATCGATCAAGGACTCTTTCTTAAGTTCCAAAACCTTAATATTTTCCTTTACAACACGAATCTTTTCTTTAATCAAAGTGTTCATAGAAGAAAAGATTCTAATATCAAGAAGATCTTCAATCACTTCACGACGATTGGCAGCAGTTAGTTGCATAAATGGTACAAAAGTGCTGCTACCCAGAATTACAATCTGAGTAAAGGACTTATAGTTCATCTTGATCACATTTTGCTCCAACCACTTTTGTTGATCCAATGCGGCAGAAGATTGATCCAATGGATTGTCATCACGATGAATCTCAAAGATGTTTGGTTTTATTCCCCTAATAACTTTCCAGTTAGTGTTCCCAATAGAAAACTCTACTTCAACTCTACAGTCCTTTTCATTTACAGAGTTTAGAAGTTGAGGTTTGTTAATTTTACGAAAAGGTTTGCCAAACAAAGCAAAAGTAAGAGCATCAAGCAAAGTACTCTTGCCTGCACCATTTGTACCAATGATTAGATTGGTTGGATGTTTAGTAAAGTTAATCTCAGTATACTGATTACCCGTTGATAAAAAGTTTTTCCAACGAATCTTTTCAAATAAAATCATGTTCGGTTTCAGGAGGAATTACAAGATCATTTTTTGTAATGATAGAGTACTTGTAGTCATGCATTTCACATGTCTTTATCATTATCTCATCATCTATTTCAATAACGTGCATTGTTGGACTTCCTTCGTCCTCTAACATCATAGCATACCTCATGGCATCGTCTTCTTCATCAAAGAGATAAAGAATCTGTTCTCCATCATCATCTGTTACAGAATACGCACCTTCGGTTTCTTTACCATAAATTGTTAGAATATACATCTTAAATTAATTCACATGCCTCTTGATAAGTTTGCCTCATAATATTCTGAACTTTAGACTTATCAAGTTTGATTTCTGCCTCCTGAATGTATCTATTTAAAATAGAAAGGGTATCTTCTGACTCAAATACTTCAAACTCTTCCGGGTCTTGAAGATCAAAGTTTTCAACAACTTTTAATTCAGCAGCAACATCTGTAATTTTGTCAATGAATTTCTCAAACTTCTTTGTGTCAGATTTTTTGCGAACAATAACCTTAACAATTTTGTTATTATATTCGGTAGCATCGAACAATTGGTACGATGTGTCCTCATAATAAACGTTATAGAACATTCTATAGGGGTTATTGACTGGAGTATGTTCTAAGGTTTCTGTATCGAAAATATGAAACCCACGAGTATCATTCACATCATTCCAGAACATCTCATAAGGATTTCCTAAGTAGAAGACTGTTCCATCATCTGATCTTGTATGGTAATGACCTGAGAATACTTTCCCAAACTTCTGATATAGTTTGCTTTCCATACCATGTTCCATGACGACTCCTCTATGAGCTCTAAATCCTGAGAGCTCAAGGTGCCCCATCGCACACTTGCAAGTTGTACTTTTAATGAGTTTAACAGTTTCTTTTTCATTATCTTGATTGATCCAAGGAATAAACAATACACCAAGACCACCTAAAGTAACCTCTGTTGCTTCGGAGTAGACAGTTACGTTATCATATTCTCGAAGAAGAAGATCTACTGCATTAACATCATTTGTGTTTTTATAATATGCAGTATGGTTACCAACAATCGTGTGAACACGGATACCCATGTCCTTTAAACGATCATAATAGTTGTTCTTAGCCCATGCCAGTGCAGAAAAGTCAATACCCTTTCGACTATCGAAGGTATCTCCCATATCAATCACTACCGAAATGCCTTCCTTTTCTAAGGTAGGAAAAAAGACATCATTATAAAACTTTAGAAAATAGTCATGGAACAGTTTAGAGTTCTTACGGCAACCAAAGTGTTGGTCGGTAATGATTGCGACTTTCATTAATCAATAACGAAGTTTGGAATGCACTGCATCTTTAATACTATTGTAGTCGGAGTAGTTCGATCCGTCAAGGGTGTTGTTGTCGTCGAACACCTCACTGTAACCAGATCGTTCGATGATCTTGTTCTTGATCTCTAACTGACGTTTCTCTCTTTGGATCCTGCGGAGAAACGCATAATGAATGATCTGCGTAAAGTAAGCAAAAGGATTCTGGGATTTCTCAGGATTAAAATTATGAATGTACTGAACGCAATTTTCGATTCCATCAGAGATCATGTCCTCCTTGAACATGTAGTTCACAAAGTTTGGCTTGAAGGACAAGTGATTTGCGATCTTCAAGAAACACTCCCCAATATAACGGGGGATGGGAGGTTTGGGAAGTCCTTTTGCTGCTGCAATCTCTTTATCTTCACGATATTTGATAAGGGCTGCCAGAAACTCTTTATTGTTTACATAATGTTCCGACCTCTTTCTTTTTGTCATGGGTCTTATCATTAGTTTATCTCATAATATGTATGAATTATATCATCTTACGAAACAGTTGACAAGTTCTAAAAATCAAGTAGAATAACTCTGTCAGGGTTGATAGGAAAGCTTTAGGTACTCTTAAAGATCTTCTCTAAGATCTCTTTTGCGTCATTGATGTTAGCAATATATCCCATCTTTCTATTGAGTTTATAATGGTTAGTAGCATTTTTATTAGAAGATCTAACGTAATCTTGATACATCATAATCATTTCTACATCAGATGATTCAGATAAAGTAAGCACATCGTTCATATTTAAAATGAACATGTCATCTGTTGTTGTTTTTAACCATGGTTCTATTTTGTAACCAACCAATCCATTTTTACCTTTAAGTTCATTGATAACAATTGGATTAGATACTAACAACATTGTTCTATCATCTTCTTCAGAGGCTGCTACCTTTGCAAAGATTTCTTCTCCAGATTTTAATTTAACTGTTGCGTAAAAATCGTCTTCTATCATATCTTTAATTGGATAGTGATTATCTCATAGTTAAAATTTTCTTCATTATACGTTTTTATTCTTTCTATGAAATGATTAAGTGTGTAGTTTCTTCTGGACTTGGTTGAACAATCATCTGAGATATCGTACAGAGTGGCTTTTACTTTGTCTTTTCCTTTTCTAAGAACTCGTCCAATACTTTGAAGATT